AATTTTGCGAGTGCCCAAAGTCTAAATAACAATTGACTTTAATGTCAATCTGTGATATCATATTAATTACGTAAACAAGGAACAAGCATGGCTATTAAAAAACCCAAACAAACTGAAGACAATTTTGTCAAAGCACTGAACCCACGTGATGCTGATACAAAGCATATGGGTGAAGAGCCTTTCTTTCCATTGCAACCCGATTCAGATCGCAGGTTCTCAACATTGGCTAGGTCATTTACTTGGTATCATCGTTTCTACGGCAAAAAAGATGCAAAAGAACTTTTGTGCCAGTACTTGGATTACAATAACAGAACCGATGAAGCCAAAAAGCTACGCAAGGTACATGAAAGCGAATTTTTGTCTACGCTATGTTGGTTGGCACGTATGACAATGCGTGGACTTGAACTCAATGAAAAAGAAAACGCAACCTTGCAAAACGAAATTGCTAGGATAGTGAAGTGTCTTGAAGTGCCGGAAACAAAAGAAAGTGCTACCGGCGGAAGTAAAGAAGAAGTTATTGCCGCACGTCCTAACATTCAGGATATTCTCAAAGATAAAGCAAAAGAGGCGGCTGGTGAACTTGAAGGATTGTTTGATGAATTCATTCTAGGTGGAACAAAGCCAAATAGTAAACTTAAGCCAATGGATGAGGTTGCTAAACGTAATGTGATGCCACAACATATTAGTTTGATAGTAGATGTTTGGAAACGTAAACAAGCTGAGTTTGAACTAGTGCAAGAAGGTAATGATAGTCAAATTATTCAAGGCTATTCACATTTGTCAAAAATTCAGATTCGGAATATTCTTAAATTCATTGAACAGTCACTTACTGACCTAAACAGTTATATCAGTGTTAAGAAAGCCGCTAAAGCACCACGTGCCCGCAAAGCTGTTCCGGTAGAGAAGATTGTAGCAAAACTAAAGTACTTGAGAACATTTAAGGATACTGCTAGCAAACTAGACTTGATTAGTATTCATCCTACAAAATTGCATGGTTCAAGCGAAGCCTGGGTTTATGATACTGCAAAACGCAAACTGCATCACTACATTGCTGACGATTATAGCAAGACCTTTACGGTAAAGGGTAGTACACTACTTGGCTTTGATACAAATAAGAGTGAAATTAAAACTTTACGTAAGCCATGTGAACAACTTGCAGGAGTTACTGGTAGTAAGCCGGCAGCACGTAAATTCTTTAATGATATTAAAGCTGTTGCAACAACACCAAATGGACGTTTTAACGAACACATGATTATTTTGAAAGCGTGGTAATATGAGTGACATAGAAATTAGAATGAGAGAATTAATGGTCTTGATAGATAAATCATTATTGTTAACTGATAATGATAATGATAGGCTTATGCTAGCTTGTGCAATGATGCAACGAACTAATGAGATTTTTAGAGAAACACTAGGGGAAGAAGGTAGTAAACTAATGTATAAGGATTATGTATGAATATTGACTTGAACAAATATAAAGATTTTGTAGAAGCGGTTACAAGCCGGCCCAGTAATAACCTGACTGATTTTATCAATCGATTAGATCGTCTTGATGGTAACATGCTTGAAGATGGAACACATGGTCCTGATATCAACGTGCCACTATTGATTACCGCATGTCTAGGACTTGCCGCAGAAGCCGGTGAGTTTATCGAAGTGCCCAAAAAGATCATTTTTCAAGGTAAACCTTTGACAAAAGATGAACTCTTTCACATGAAACGTGAACTAGGTGATGTAATGTGGTATTGGATTAATGCATGTCGAGCTTTGAATCTTGATCCAAATGATGTGATTGATGAAAATGTACGCAAGTTAGAGTCACGTTATCCCGGTGGTTCGTTTGATGCACATTACTCAGAGCATCGCAAAGACGGCGATATTTGATTGAACCGTTTCCCCAGATAAATACAGTATCTGGGGAACACCATGGCAATTCAACAATCAGCAACATTAGACCAATTAAAAGAAGAATTATTTAAAAATCTTCGCCTACGTATGGGTGAAGGCATTGTCGATGTAGAATTAGATCCTGAGCATTACGAAGCCGCATACAAATATGCTGTTCAAGTTTATCGCCAAAGAGCGCAAAATGCAACAGAAGAAGCCTACACATTGATGACACTACATGCCCATCAAACCGACTACACACTTCCTAGAGAATTTATTAACGTTCGTCAAGTATTTCGCAGAACAGTTGGCCTAGAAACAGGGCCCGCCGCAAGTTCATTTGATCCTTTCTCCAGTGCTATTCTTAACACGTATCTATTGAATTACAACTACGCAGGTGGTTTAGCAATGTATGACATGTATGCCGGGTATATTGAATTAGCCGCACGTATGTTTGGTGGATATGTCATATACACTTTCAACAACGTAACTAAAGAAATCAAACTAGTTCGTAACATCAAGGGTGATGGAGAACAGATATTAATTTGGGCTGATATTCAAAAACCTGAGTCAACACTATTACAAGATCCGGGTTCAGGTGTATGGATTGGTGATTGGACATTAAGTGTACTGAAAGCTACGCTAGGTGAAGCACGTGAGAAATTTGGATCGATTGTAGGACCGGGCGGCGGAACTACATTAAATGGTGCGGCATTGAAAGCTGAAAGTGCCAAAATGCAAGAAACTTTAATAGAAGATTTAAAACGTTACGTTGATTACAGTCAGCCTCTAACATGGGTACAAGGGTAACCTAAATATTGACTTTTATACACTCCTGTAGTATACTATGTGCTACAGGAGTTTTTCTTTATGATTATAGGTGTAACAGGTTTCATTGGTAGCGGCAAAGATACTGTCGCTAATTATCTCACTACATTCCATGGATTTAAAAAGCTAAGTTTTGCCGGATCACTAAAAGATGCTGTAGCAAACGTGTTCGGTTGGGATAGGGAAATGTTAGAAGGTACTACAAAATCTAGTCGAGAGTGGCGAGAAAATGTAGATACTTGGTGGGCAGAGCGATTGAGTATCCCTCATCTTACTCCTAGATGGGTATTGCAATACTGGGGAACAGAAGTATGTCGCAATGGCTTTCACAATGATATTTGGGTAGCAAGTATTCAAAACAAGTTAAGACAAGCAAAGGATGACATAGTGATTACTGATTGTCGTTTTGCTAATGAAGTGTTAGCTATTAAGGATGTAGGTGGGACAACAGTTAGAGTTGAACGCGGTCCTCGTCCAGAATGGTATGATATAGCAAAAGAATTTAATGCTGGTACAGTAAACAAGGATGCACTAGATAAGTTTAACATACATGCTAGTGAGTATTCTAGCGTTGGGTTAGAATACGATCATTGGTTAGACAACAATAAGACAATTGATGACTTGCACAATCAAGTTGAAAAATTAATCAACTTCTAAGTCACCTCTTCGCCAAGTAACTTCTTTTTTCTTTACTACTTCTACGCAGTTTAAGCAGATTGTCCTAAGGTTAGTAAAGTCAGCGTTTTCTAATTTACCGTCTATGTGAAACACTGTTGTTTGCGTAGAGAAAATACTTTTAAACCCACATATATCACATGTGGGTTTTTTCTTATAGCCCGCAGTTTTCCATGTAGGTGTTCTTACCGACAGCTTGTTTTTCTTTCTACCACACTCATCACACATCTTTCTATAGTGTGTTACTCCTGCACGAATGTAGTTTATAGCGCATGTGTTCTTATTACATGTATTGCATATAGGTCTCATCATCTATTTATCTTAAAACACCTTCGAAGGCACGGTTATTGGGGCTTTTTATGGCATTACTACTAAATATAAACAGATAAGGTAATCCTTACATCAAGTATAACATAAAGGAAATTTAACATGGCACTAGTATCTCCAGGCGTAGAAGTAACAGTTATTGACCAAAGTCAATATTTACCGTCTGCCTCAAGCTCAGTCCCGTTGATTGTTTTGGCTACTGCACAAAGTAAAGCAAATGCAGCCGGTACAGCAATTGCGGCAGCAACAACAAAATCTACAGCTAACAAGTTGTATCAAGTAACAAGTCAGCGTGACTTAGTTACATTATATGGCAACCCGTTCTTCTACAAGACAACTAACGGCACACCTATTCATGGTTATGAATTAAATGAATACGGTCTATTGGCCGCGTACTCGTTATTGGCTTCTACGAATCGTGCTTATATTTTACGTGCAGACATTGATTTAGCTGACTTTGTTGGTTCAATTTCTCGTCCTTCAGGTGAACCAGAAAACAATACATATTGGTTAGATACTACCAATACATCATGGGGAATTTATGAATTCAGTGCAGAGACCGGTGAATTCACTAATAAAATACCTTTTGTATTGAATGATAATACAGATGTTTCTAATGGAAAACCAAAAGATATTATTGGTAACATAGGTGACTACGCAGTTCTTGCATACCCACAAGATTTAACTACATCTTCATATTTCTTTAAAACACGTTTCAATACATGGGCTGCGGTAGGTAGTAGAGAATGGTTACAGGCAATTCCTACTATCACTGGTACAGTTTCTGATCCCACTCTAGTTGCTGGTAATACTTTTACTATCACTATACCTCATGAGGTCAACGATACATCAGGATCTATAATATCTAAAGGAACAATTACAGTTACTGTACCAGTTTCCCCTAACAACACAGCGGCTGGAGTGGCAACTGCTATTAACAATTGTAATGCTCAATATGTTCAGGCTTCTGTAATTTCCGGAAAATTATCAATAGCATATACTGCACCCGCAACAAATGAAGTTAAGAACCCTAGTATTAATATTTCTGGTGGTAGCGGCACAGTGTTAGTTGATTTAGGAATTACTGCTAAAACTTATTACCCGCCGGCATTTGCAGTTAATACCAGTGCTAGAATGCCATTATGGACCACGAGTCAACTTCAACCACGCCCTACTGGTTCTGTATGGTTAAAAACTTCTACTGCAGGTAATGGTTTAAATATTAATTTATCAAGATACAATATTACAACGGGATCTTACACTGGCGTAAACGTACTAGCTTACCGCGGCGATGAGTCTGCAACCGCTGGTTTAGATAGCTCAGGTGGAGCCGCAATTCCTAAAGATACTATTTTTGCACAAACACCAGAGTTGTTTGATACATCACAATCAATTGTTTTATGGAAAAGACTAGCCACAGGACCTACAGTAGTAACAGGCATAGTTGCGTCACCTACTATTACTTCAGGTAATCAACTTTATGTGATAATTTCTATACCAGGGGTTGGTCCATCTGGTTGGGATCCACTGACTTCATCTACATATGCTTTTACCAATACTGGTACAACGTTAGATTCATTTATTGTTGATTGGCAAGCGGCACGTATTCCTTATACTACTATCGCAAAAACTTCAGCAAATACAATTCAAATCTCCCATACATTGGGAGGCCAAATTACTATTAATACTAGAAATTCATCTACTGGGGTTGAATCTTCAATCTTAACTGATTTGGGAATTGTTGCTGGTACAACTACTGGTGTCAAGCTAACTGGTTACTGGCCATTTTTTAACAGCAGTGCCAATGCTACTAGCACTAGTGGAGGCGGATCTGCTGCCGAATTCGGTATTACTGCAACAAATTTTGCATACGTAGTTAACGGAGTTCAGACCGGTGGATCCGGATACGCAATAGGTGATGAGGTGACAATATCGGGTGACCAGTTAGCCGGAACTAGCCCGTCCAATGACTTAAAATTAACTGTGACTGCTATTAATAGTGGGGCAATTACTGAGGTCGTAATTAAATCTGGTGTACCAAAAAATTACAAGGTTGCACAACTTTCAAATTGGGTCCCATTAGATTACACTGCTAACGAGGGTGCACCAGTTGTAATGCCAGCAGATGGCAAACATTGGTTCTACAGCACGCCTACTCAAGTTGACATTATGGTTAAAAAGGGTACGCAATGGTTAGGTTACAGAAATGTTGCATTTGATGCATCAGGTCATCCAGCTGGTTCAAACAGTGGTGCTGGACAAACTAACACAACTGGTCCTATCATTTCACCAACAATGCCTAGCGCAACAACAGGCCAAGATGATGGCACGCCTTTAGTATATGGTGACTTGTGGATTGACTCTGGTGATTTAGAAAACTATCCAATGATTTATCGTTGGAAAGAAGTTAGAGGAGTACCACAGTGGGTACTAATTGACAAGACTGACCAAATTAGTGAAGATGGTGTTATATTCGAAGATGCTCGTTGGGCAAGCACTGGCTCAGTAGATCCAGTACAAGACCCCGTACCAACAATCTCTAGTTTACTAACTAGTAATCACTTAGATTTAGATGCACCTAATCCAGCATTGTATCCACAAGGTATGTTGTTATTCAACACACGCCGTTCGGGATACAATGTAAAAAGATTTGTAAAAGAACGCTTTACTGGTAAAGACTTCCCTAACGCAGGCGCATATGATCCTAGTAACACTTCATCTAATCTTAACTTACCTTTAGTAAGTCATGCATGGGTAAGTGCTAGTGGATTGAAGGCAGATGGTTCAGCTTACATGGGTCGTAAAGCACAACGTGCTATGGTGGTGGCAGCATTGAAATCAGCAATTGGTACTAATCAAACAATTCGTGAAGAAGACAATTTCTTTAATTTGATCGCTACTCCTGGTTATCCAGAACTAATGGCTGACATGGTTGCGCTAAACAATGACCGTCATAACACAGGTTATGTTGTAGGTGACACTCCGTTGCGTTTAGCTGACCAAGCTACCGCATTGACAAATTGGGCAACTAATGCCGCATTTGCAACGTCCAGCGGTGAAGATGGTATGGTAACACGTGATAGTTATATGGGTGTATTCTATCCAAGCGGTATTACATCAGATTTATCTGGTTCTCCTGCTGTTGTTCCGGCAAGTCACTTGATGTTACGTGCATTATTACGTAATGATACTATTGCTTATCCTTGGTTAGCTCCAGCTGGTGTACGCCGTGGTAATATTGACAATGCTACAAACATTGGTTACTTAGACTCAGTTACTGGTGAATTCCAAGTAATTAAGAATCGTATGAGCATCCGTGACGTTCTTTATACTAACCAGATCAACCCGATCGCATTCTTCACTGGTGTTGGATTGTTGAACTATGGTAATAAGAATTCACAAGACACACAAAGTGCTATGGATCGTATTAACGTTGCTCGTTTAGTAGCGTATATTCGTGAGCGTTTGCAAGTTGCGGCTCGTCCTTTCATATTCGAACCAAATGATGCATTAACTCGTCAACAAATTGCAGGTGTAGTACAATCATTGTTTATCGACCTAGTCGCTAAACGCGGTTTGTATGATTACTTGGTAGTATGTGACTCTACTAACAATACTCCTTCTCGTATTGATAGAAACGAATTGTGGATTGATATCGCTATTGAGCCTGTTAAGGCTGCGGAATTTATCTACATACCAGTTCGTTTATTGAACACTGGGGCATTGGGCCAAGGCTAAAATATAACCCCCGGAAACGGGGAGTTATTTAAGATAAATAATTATATAGGAGATACAAAATGGCA